TTCTGATAGTGAAGGTAGGTTGACTCGTCCACGTCGAAGTAGACATAAACCGTTTTCTGCGAGACCAGGGAGGTGAGCACGCTGGCGCTGTCGCCCGCCGTCACCAGGTTACCGCTGGTGATCAGCGCCCGGCTGGCGCGACCGTCGATAGGCGCGGTCACTTTGGTGAAGTCGAGGTTAAGTTGCGCAGCGTCTACCGCCGCCTGCGCGGCGCGAATATCGGCCTGCGCCTGGGTAGCGGCGGAACGGCGCTGCTCCCACTCTTCGCGGGACACCACGTTGGTATTGACTAATTTATCGGTACGGTTAGCCTCGCTTCGCGCCAGACTGGCCTGCGTTTTGGCTCTCGCCAGGTTCGCCTGCGCCTGTTCCAGCGCGGCGCGATAGGTTCGGTCATCAATCGTGAACAGCACCTCGCCCTTTTTCACCTCCTGGCCGTCGGTGTAATTCACTTTCTCAATGTAGCCGGAGACGCGCGGACGCAGCTGAACGCTTTCCACCGCTTCAATGCGACCGTTAAAGCTGTCCCACTGGCTAATGGATTTCACCACCACGTCAGCAGCGCTGACAACGGGCGCTTGCGGCGCGGCATTTTGCGCGACGCTGTCATCGCACCCGACGAGAAGCGCGGAGAGTAAAACCACCCCCATCGCGCTCAGATGAAAGTTACCCCAGGTTTTTTGCAGGCTCATTATTTTTATTCCGGTTATTGTAGCCGCCGGGCAAGACGCAGCGGGAGGCGCCGCGCCACTTCCTTTGTCCGGTAGCTGGCTGAAGGCCATTTGTGTCGTTCATCGCCACAAAACTGTAACAGTTGCGAATACACTATCGCGGCGATTGTAGGAAGGCGCTTAATTAAGTGCAAGAATAATTGTTGCACTTTATGTGCTATTTGCGGCGAAGATAAATCACGCGTTTTGAGAAGGGATTTAAATGCAACAATAAAACTTGCAATTAATGTAAAAACGGGTCACCTTTAAGTGCAACAAACAAAGATGCTTTTTAATGCGTGGCGTAGGGGGAAGCAAAATGAACACGGGTGCATTCATTCACGATTTACTCGACTGGATCGACAACAACCTCGATAGCCGTCTGGACATTGAAACCGTCTCCAGGCGAGCCGGCTATTCGAAATGGCACCTCCAGCGGCTTTTCAAAGAACATACCGGCTCCCCTCTCGCCGAATATATTCGCGCGCAAAAGCTGCAAAAATCGGTTGAGCGCCTGGCCCACAGCGATGAACCGATTCTGAACGTGGCGATCGCGCTGGGCTTTGACTCTCAGCAGTCCTTCAACCGCAGCTTTAAGCGTCAGTATGGTCAGGCACCCGGCGCATGGCGACGCAGTATCGGCTGCCGTGAATCGCGGCAGATGAGCCAGTAGTTCACCGCCGGGCCGGATATCGGCCAAAAAGAAAAACCCTCTGTAAACAGTCTTACCTGCTTATAACTTCGCAGGAAAGGTTATGGGCTTACTCCCACTCAATTATTTACGGCACGCATAACCAATTGACTGATAACAACTTTCCGCAACCTGATTTTCAACGTACCGTTTTATATACCGTCACCGGAAATCTGTACCATGAAAAATGCCATGTCACCGGGTCAGCGAATCGTACTGCCTTTCACAGACTCGTCCAGCTTCTGCTGCCCTGTCAGCGTACTCTGCCAGTTGTCGGTTTCGTTCGATAGATTTTTCGAACACGTCGGCAAGCAAAATTCCGGTGTCTGCGGCTGACGACCCAGCGCCGACAGTGGCGTTATACTGCCTGAGCTGCTCACGGATGGCAACGAGCTGTTGCTGCAACCGGCCAGCGCGAGCGGCAGCATCAAGAGCATCGTTGCGCGCCTGGTCGATCCTCTGCTGCGCTTCACGTTCATTGGTCGCTTTCTCCTGTTCGTCCTGCTGACGAGCTTTCTCATCTTCTGCTTTGCGGTCTTCCTGTGCCTGTGCATACCCGGCATCGTACTGGCGGCTGCCGTGTACATTCCACGCAACCACTCCGACGATGATCAGAGCAGCAAGCATCAACACGATAAGCAACTGTTTCCAGTACGCTTTGACGAATGCCCAGATCATAAAAGCACCTTGCTGGCGGTGATGTATCGCGCGCGCCGGTCGTCGATACCGTTCTGTCCGCCATTGATGCTCTGCGTGACGCGCACCAGGTCTCCGGTGTACTTCATGCAGCCTTTTGTGGCGAAGAACCACGCCGCGCTGCGGGCTGCATATTCGTCCTGCGCCAGCAGCTCAGGTTGCTTAACCAGATCCACCTTCAGGCCGTTGCCACAGTCGCGGTAGTTGTTCAGGCCGGTGATCTGGATAAGCCCGCGCCCACGGTAAAACCATCCGTCAGTCGGTCCATTGTTCCCCATGCGTTTGCTGTACACCAGGTTGGCGATTGCACGCTGGCGTTCCAGCGGCAACGATGGCTCACCAGTACGGCGGCCCAGCGCGTTGGCCTGGCCCTGAGTGAGACGCCCGGCACGGACGAATCCTGCCAGCCCGGTAACGCTGTAATTGAAGTTCTCCTGAAGCCGTGTGAACCCTGTCGATTCATGTCCCACCTGCGCGATAAACATCGCCTGGTGCGCCGGCGCTTCAATGCCAAACTCTTTCATAGCAGCGGTGATATGCGGGAACCAGCGCGTGGCCAGTTGCTCGGTAATGCCGGCGGCGCGGCGGAATTGGTTAATGTCCATGCTGGGACCTCGTTATCTTGAAAATTTGCACCACGTTCCCTTTTGTCTTAATGAGAGCAGCCAGGAACACAGCTTTGATGATGACTTCTGACCAGTCGGCGCTGACGTAATACCCGTAGAACGTTCGGATGGGTACGCTGGCGGCCACGACGATCAGCAGGTAGGCGAGCCACCCACCCCACCAGCGATGACGTGACCCGTCACGGCGGAACAGAAGGACTCGGATAGCAATGCCGCCGCAGATAGCGGCGTTAAGGATTAGAAGCAGTTCAGGACTGGTCATCGTCTTTTCTCCCCGGGATCAGGTCGCGCGGATTTTCAGAACGGTGATACAGCCAGATGCCAATGCGAACAGCGACGATAGCCGATACGAACGCCCCGGCAGAAAACACAATTCCCTTTTCAAAGGAGTCCTGCGTAATCGTGGGGATCATGCTGGCAATACCGATAAGAATGGATGCTGTCGCTTTGTAGAAGAGAAGGCCGCAGAAGAAGCTGAGGAACGCCAGAAGTAACCGCCGCTTTATGGGATACTCCACCGCTGAGGTAACGAAAATTACCGCACCAGCGAGCGCACCTAAAGCCACCTCCGGCGGCACACCCGCGACCACAGACATTAGCGCGCTCAGGCTAAGCCCCTGATTCAGCGATTCCGTGGTTAACGTGTGCGACATAGTGACCACCGTTTAATGTGCATAAAGAACCCCCTTAGTTGGTGAGTTCATCATACACAATAAACCATATGTGGTTTAAAAAACCTCAGACTACTCCTATCGAAATTACCTTAAAGGTGATATTCTTATTTTTATATGGCCACCATCCTTATGAGTAGCCTCTCTCATAACTTTCATAATGGGTTTGAAAATGCATGAACTCTTTGATTTTATAGGTAACGGCATAACGTCACTTGGCCCTCTTGGCTGGACGGCATTGGTCATGACACTGGCAGTTATCATTCTTGCTGATATTGTAGATAAAGATGAAAAGGATAAAGACTAAATGCCTTGGCTGTTTTTTTATCTTTTCAGTGCTTTGATGGCAGTTATTGGGATTGGAGTACAAAGGAAGCCTGTTGGATTCTCTGTTGTGTTTTCTGTTCTTGCTTCCTTCTATGCCGTAACCCTTTTGTTTAATGGAGTGGATTGGCTGAACTATTCTTATGTTTACGAACATTATTCATCTGAAGATTTAATGAGTTCGTACGAGCCTCTATTTTCGCTTTATCTTTTTATTACCAGAGAGATTATTGGCGGCTTTCAGATTTCCGTTCTTATACTTTACATTATATCATTCTGCATAATTATTTCAGGGCTAAAGAAACTCCCAGAGAAAGTGAATATACCAATGTTTATATTTGTTTTTCTCCTTGCCTCTACTCCAGCCTTGATTAATGATCAAATAAGACAGTTCGTAGCTGTTTCAATTTCTATTCTTGCATTTTCACATCTGCTGAACAAGCGGAAGCTCCGCTTCGTTGTGTATGCTCTTTTGGCAGCCTCTTTCCATTATTCGTCTATTATTATTTTGCTAGCGTACCCATTGAGTTTGATGGATAGAAAATCTGTATTCATTTCCGGGGTGGCGTGGATAGCTATTGCTGTAACATTCGCTTCATCATTGCCACAGTTTGTTTCATTTTTGTCCTCAATGCCATCTGTTGGACCGGTTATTGGAGGTAAAATAAGGGCATACATCGCCAGGTTTGATATTGGTGAGCTTAAGCTTGGTTTTGGGGTGGCAGTGGATTTGATTGTTTTCTGCGGATTCCTGCTATTCCGAGGAACTGGCTCACTGCGTACATTCTGGAATCTGGCGTTTTTATCATCATGTGCCCATATGACATTCTATATGTTCCCGATATTTAACCGTTTCGCCGTATATTTAAACGTCAGCCTAGTGTTTATTGTTGCAGCGCATGCATCAATTTTCTTCAGGAAGAACACAAATTCTGCATTATTAAGTTTCGCTGCCGTACTTGCGTATTCAGTAATAGTAAACACACAATTTTTCATGGATGACATGCACCCCGACCTTATGAATTATGAATATCATATGCCAGGGTTCACTGATGAGGACGATATGCTTGGAAGGGTAAGGGAAGGCAGGTGTGCAGATATGGAATTTAACATATCTAACTTTTGCAGGTCTATGTGATGAATGTAGCCACCTCGTAAGAGGTGGCTTTACCTTAGTAACCAGTGACCGATGTGAATTCCACTGACTGCGTGGCAGAGTCCAGAACGGCAGGAGCTGTAGGGCAGTTGACGGCCATGTTTCCTTTGAACGTCGCCTTGTTTCCAGCGCCAGATTGAGTTACATACGGTCTGTTGAATCCTGTAAGTTGATTCCCAACGAAAACTCCAGTGCATGGAGATGCGTTGTTTCTCAAATATATACCATCGGAAGATGATGTTGTTCCTGCGTTAGGCCCCACATTTCGGATATTGTTTGAATTCCATACCATCCTTACCATTGATGCAAACCCATTTCCTGTTGGGCCTGTATTGAGTGCGTAACCTGTAACATCAATATCATTCCCAGCAATAGTGAGATTGTCAGTATTCATGCTTGTGTAATTCATAAAGTCTATTGCATAAACCTTATTATTCCTAAACGTAGTGTTATTGGAGTTTGTTATCCAAAGTCCTCGCAATGCTAAAGAGTTCCTTTGTCTATTCCCTGAAATAACAGCAGAGTCTTGCCTGTCAACAACGCAATAAACGAAATTGTTACTTGCAGGATCATTAGAACCTCCAGCATCAACTATTATGTTGTTGCGTAGAGAACAACCAAACCCAGTTATATTTATTCCTGCGCCGTCATTAAATCCTTGCAACCTCATAGCTACCCACTGATCACCCCCAACACTAGCTGGGAAAAGACCCTTTCTTGGCCTAATTATTGTGTTGTCGTAGCCATGACAGTCCTGACACCCCTTATCAAAATCTAAAGGTGTAAGGCAGCAATCGTAGTATGAGTTATCATGTACATTAATGCGCTTAGTTGTCGGTCCTGCAATTTCAGTGGCGTTGTACGTAAATCCGTAGAAAGAACACCCTGAAATATCACCGTCAGTACATTCTTGTACTGAAGTGGAAAGCCAAGAAGTAAGGCAGCGAATCGCAAAACCGGCGTGGGTGATTTTTGGTGTAGTGAAATCCGTTGTATCAGGTGCGGCGTATGCCATCCAGCCAGAAACCTCGAAGCGCACGCAACCCCACAGAACTAGATGGCTTCTTGTCCCTGCTTCAGTTGTACTTTCTCCATCTGGTAAATTACCACCATGAGTATACATATCCTTGAACACAAGGCGACTAACATATCTGAAAACACCAAAGAATCCAGCGCCTTTAATAAAGCATTTACAGCTAAATGCGCTGCCATTTGCTGCTCCGTCATAGGTAGCGCCGAACAAGCTCTTTGCGTATGCCGCAGGTTCAACTGTATCCCCAACCAGCACCAACTCTGAGCCATTACGGGAATAAACCTCACACTTCCTTGTAAGAATAATTGCACACTTGTCTGTATTAGGAAGATTATCGTAGAACTTATTGAAGTAGTATTTCTTTCCTGAAGTGAAATCAGCTCGACCAGTTAAATTGAGCATAGCCTGAAGCTTATCTACGTTACTGGCTCCTTCTGATTCTGCATCACCTACCAGGCCGAAAGCATCAACGTCGTATTCACCAGCTACTGGCTGATAAGCCCAGCCAATACCATCAGCATCAAAGAACTTTAACTCATTACCTGTTGAAGGAGATCCAGTTGTACCGTCACGCAGGTAAGTTGAAGCTCCGGTACCAATGACGTGGTGACCTCTGGTTACCATGTATTTTGAATATCCAGCTTTTGCATTGAAGGCATTTGAAAAAAGGTCAACTACAAAAACAGAGCCACCAATAAGTGTCGAGCCATTTGATTTAGCCAGTTCAATAAATACTTCGGATGCAGAGCCTGACGGTGGCGTAACAACTATCGGATTACCTGCGCTGTCAAACGCAGGCATTTTGTTCGCTCGTGTTGCCGCATCAGGAAGTTGAGGAATTTGCTCTGGAACTCGAAGCGTACGGCTAAAATTGCTGTTCGCCAGCATATCTACATAGTTCTTTGTGGCCGCGTCCTGCGGGTCTCTAGGGTCACGCAAATTACGGATGTAGTTATTCAGCGCATCGTACCAGTTCGCGATACTTGATGGCTTCCGTAGCGCCAGGCGGAACATGCTACCTACCTGCTGGATCAGCATGGTTAACTTATCGAATGCATCCTCATGCACTTCTGCGAAGAATTTTCCCTGGTTTCGCAGGTCGGTGTCCTGCGTCGGCTCCAGCTCACGAGCGATAGAGATCTGCCAGCCATTAGCCAGCGGAGCAGTGAGCACCACATTACCGCCGTTATATCCTCCGGCGTTGGTCACTGTATAGTCAGTGTCCAGTACCAGAACCGTAATATTTTCGTTGAGGTCGACAACTGATACAGCAAGATCTGTTTTTTTGAAAATGCGGAAGGTGTACGGGAAGGATGTCGTAACGCCGTTCCCGGTGTAATCGTTATGGTCAACTACCGTTGATACCGTCATGGCCTGTCTCCTGTAAAGCAGCGCCCGGCGCGCGTGCATCATCAGGACAGTTTATTACCTGGCAAACCTTATATGAATTGAATGAATAACAATCAGGAAAGTTATTACCTTTTGGGTAAATAGCAATTCGTGCTGGATAGTCTTTGGGACTTTTGCTACTGTACATATATACAGTGAATGCATGGAGATTATCAGATGCAACGTCAGTATCATCACCCGCTGGAAAAAGGATTTGCCGAGAAAATACACACGCCGGGAGGCGTCCGCTCCCTCGTTGAAGAATCACATCTTATGACGTTGCTGCGCCAGCTTGGTGAAGATGGGTTTAACGTTGATGGTCCGATGGCTGAGCTGACTGCCCTGGTGAACTATGTCACCAGTTCGCAGATGTCCATGAAAGATCTGCAAATGCATCTTGATTACTGCGCTGAGCAGTTGAAGAAACAAATCATATAGGGTTTGTAATTACCTATATTCCATGCAATCATTACCTTTACGGTAAATTTACATTGCATAAATCTTGTGCCATAGTAATCAGGCACTGGCAAAATCCAGTGCCGGGATTGGCGTCCCGGATAACTAAACGGCGCACGACACGCGCTATGCGTGTTTTTTTGTGCATCCGCTCTAGCAAATCTATTCAATGGTGGGCTGGGTGGGGATCCGAAAGGACGCCGGTATCCGTTTAGGCCGGTACGCCAACCTCGCTCAGTTCACCACCAGCATTTGGCGTTGCTGTGGTGATAACTCTACTAAACGAGGTATCGCTATGTCAGACAAGAAAATAGCAAACGACGATCTTTATTGGTTGATTACCAATGCCCCTCTTCTTCTTAAACTAAAACAAGAGCATGTCCCTCTTGTTAATGAACTTATCAGTTGCAGAAATAGGATGTGGGATGAAGGCGTTGATATAGATATTCAATTGTTTCATCATCTTATGCAGCTTGCTGTAGATAACAAAGCAAAACTACGCTCCGAATACAGTGCTTACCCTGAAATAGCCAAATATCTAGACGCAGAAATTCTTGGTGGACCTGGCCAACCAGATCTCAAAACGAAAGATGGGTATCCTGTAGAAGTTAAGATAGGCAGTTTTACTTCCTCAGCATTAAAACAATTGATGCGGTATATGGATGCCACTGGCGCAGAATTTGGTTATGCATGTGCAAAAACTCTTTCTGTAAAACTTCCTAATAATATCAAGTTCATACAGTTGGATTATAAGAATAATTGCTATGTCATAGTGGAAAATGGGGGTAATAAAAATGCGTAATATCTCCATTGATAAGTTGCCGATAACAACCCATTGCAACATTCCAGTTATGACTACCGAGATGCTCGCAGATTTGTATGGCGCAGAACCGAAATTGATACGACAAAACTATCAACGTAATGCTGACAGATTCATAGAAGGTAAGCATTGTTTCAAGCTTATCGGCGAAGAACTGAGGGCCTTCAAGAACGAGTCCTCTCAAAGAGGTTTGCTTAATATTGCACCAAAAGTGAGCCACCTGTTCCTTTGGACTGGTCGCGGCGCCGCGCGCCATGCAAAAGTACTCGAAACAGAAAAGGCCTGGGAAGTATTTGAAAAACTCGAAGACTGTTACTTTGAGAGACGGCCTGCAAACTTCCCAATGGATCTTCAGCCTAGTGGCGCAGATAGCCTTTCCAAAGCAAGTCAGATAATGGAAAGATTCATGCCTGCGATACTGGAAGCGATGAAGTCGGGAGAGAGGCAGGAATACAACGTTCCCCTGAAGCCAGGCTATCGCGAGCACATTCATTCGCCTGAGGGCGTTCTCGGACTGGCTGAGCACTCACTGCTGATGAACCTGCTCAACCGCATGCAGGACGACGGGCACGACGTTTCCGGCGCGGCGGCGGAGTTCACAACCATGGTGAGCTACATCGTCGGCGTCAGTAAATGCCTGAACGACATCCGCACCCACGCGCAGTACATCACCAAACACACAGACGCGTTCTGACGCTGCTGGCACAAGGAAGTGCCTTTGTTTAAAGGGCAATGCAGCTATAAAATAATTCTGTACGGTTTGCAGGCAGGTTAGTATTAGCGTAATATTACCCATAAGGTAAGAAAGTTGATTTGTAACAGTTTAGTTTGTAGTTACCGTGATGGATCCGCAGCACCAGATTGCTTGCCGATACCACACCGTATGTAAGTCCCGTCTGTTCCCGCATGGGAGGATGATATGTTTAAATTTGATATGCACATCGATCAAAACTATGCATCGTTTTACCACCAAGAAAGTGGTAAGGCCGTTTTTGTCGATTCCTTCGATAACGAAGAGTTTGATGTCAGAGTTGGTACTCTGCGAAAAAGTCAGCATATTGCTACTGTTCGCGCATCCAACGATGATGAATTGAACCAGAAACTAAATGAGGCGACGTCTCGTTTTCTATGCCTATAACAGAACAGCAGCTATTTGATCTAGAAGATGAAATTAATGATATCTTGCAGGAAGATGCCGCAAGAATTCATTTTTCTTTCCACGCAGCATATGAACGCTTAAACGATGAAAGGAACAAACCACCGATCACCCTTTCAGAGCTTGAAGATGTGTTTAAATCATTCATAGCTGCGCATCTCGAAGCTGTTTTAGGTTTTGCTGAAGGCACAACCTTCACCATTAAATGCAACAAAAGTGCTCTTAATTTTCCTTGCGCCATAGTGCATGAAAAAGAGTTCGGTAAGACTTGGGTCATTCAGAACGTCGTTACAGTCATGAGGAAAGAGGGATTCAAGTCCAAGGATCCAATCATCCTCGAAGTAAACTAAGCCCGCGCCGCGGGCTTTTTTGTGGGTGCTCGGCGGCCTTGTGACATGTCACAGCTTGACCTAATCTCAGTCAAACATTACCTTATGGGTAATGCGGAAATGAGGTTAAGACGATGGAAGTTTTTTGGATTGTTGTTGGCGTGGTCGCCATTATCATTTTTTTAATTAGCCAAAATAGGACAAAGACTTCTAACCGCATTGTCATCAGGCAAGAGAAGACGATTAAAACCGCAGACGGCGAAATAAAAATACAGCGAACTCAGGTTGTTGATAGCGCAACCACGCAATACCACAGAGCGGATAACGCTCCTAATATATCAGCCGATCCTAAGTATGATCAGTCTGTAATTGAAGCCTACAACAGAAAACCGATTGAAGCAGTAAAGGAAATCCCACCATCCCAGCCAAAACCTTTTACGGCTGAGCTTCCAGATGGCGTATCGCGGCGCCCTGCTTACCACGGCAATTTTCCTGGTGATCACAAACCAGCACCAGCACCAGCACCAGCACCAGCACCAGCACCAGCACCAGCACCAGCACCAGCACCAGCACCAGCACCAGCACCACAGAATGATTTAGCACCTAATGGCAAAAAACAATGCACAAGATGTCGGGTAAATCTGACGTATGACAAGTTCAGGAAATCTTCGAAGCACCCTGACGGACTTACAATCTGGTGTGCGAGCTGTCTTGATGGTCCAAAGAATACCCGTCACACGAAATGGTGTCCGATCTGCAATGTCAGAAGAAAGAGAACTAGCTTTTACTCTAATGCTCAGAATGCTGATGGCCTAATGGCATGGTGCAAAACATGCTGGGATAAGCATAAAGGTAAAAGATAGGCCGCTGAAGCGGCCTTTTAACTTT